GTCCATGCTTGACCAAGCGATGGATCATACCGGGCTGCGACTGGAGCGCGATGCCACGCCGACGGACTATGAGGACGATGTGGCGGAAGCGCGCCGCGGCCTCTCGCGCAAGGCGTATGACGTGGCGAGCCTGCTGGCCGACGGCGCGGCCGGTGACGGCGACTGGGAACTGTTCGACCTGGCCGACGAGGCACGTTCCGCCGCCGTTGCCCTGCTGCGCGCGTTGGACGGTGATGCATGATGGCCGGGGAGAGCGCTCTCACGATCATCGGCAACCTGACCGCCGACCCGGAGCTGCGCACCACGGGCGGCGGCGCGACCGTGGCGAGCTTCACGATCGCTTCGACCCCGCGCAACTGGAACCGGCAGACCAACCAGTTCGAGGACGGGCAGGCATTATTCATGCGCTGCTCCGCGTGGGGCGACATGGCCGGCCATTGCGTCCAGTCCCTGAAGAAGGGCATGCGAGTGATCGCCCAGGGCCGACTGAGACAGCACTCGTACCAGGCGCAGGACGGCTCCCAGCGCACGGTCATCGACATGACCGTCGACGAGATAGGCCCCTCATTGAGGTATGCGACCGCCGCTGTCAACCGTGTCCAATCCGGTCGCGGCTATTCCGGTGGCTCGACCTATGGGGATCCGGCCAAACCCGCCAACCAGCAACAAGGCTGGCAGAACGGTTCCCCGGCCCAGAACCCCGGCATGCCGGAAGGTGACCCGTGGGCTCAGCCGGCACCCGCCTCTCCTGGCGCCACGTTCGGCGCTTCCAACGATTTTTCATCAGACAGCCAAGACCCCGAATTCTAAGGAGATTCAATGTCACGAAAGAAAAAGACCGATGGCGTGCAGGACGCGCTGATACCCGACGAGATCACGCCGCTCATGCTGCTCGCCCTGACAGCCAAGGCATCACGCATGAAGGACGCCGCGGCCGCGTTCCGCATCGCGGCCAGCAAGATGCTCGACCTGGCCACCAAGGATGAATACATCGAAAAATACAAGAACATCGACCCCATCACCGACGCCTTGTACGACGCCTGCGACCTCTCGCAGCACATCTTCGACGCCGCCAACGCGGTCAACGACCTCATCAACTATCCGGTCGAGGCCCGCGAGCGCGTGGTGAAGGCGGATATCGAGCGCAGTTTGTTGGATCCGTGGCGTGATTTGCCCACTTCGGGTGGGGATGTGGATCCGGATACCGGTGAAATCAAGGAGGACTGAACCGTGGCAAAACGCAAGCACGGACGCCAGCAATTGGAGCATGAGCGCCAACGCCGTCGCAGGAAGCGCATGCCGCACCTGCCCGTACACCAGAATCTCAGCACATCGATTAAGGAGCAGTGACCCGACGAATTGTCTATCAACATCATCGACATCAACGTAACCAACCTCATCCCGAACCCGAACAACCCCCGCAGGGACGTGGGCGACGTCACCGAATTGGCCGACAGCATCCGCGAACAGGGTTTGCAGCAGGCGCTCGTGGTCACACCCGACCATGAGGAGCACGGCGAGCGCCTGTTTCGTGTGGTGATCGGTCATCGTCGTTTGGCGGCGTGCAAGTTGGCTGGTTTGGAGTCTGTGCCGTGTGTGGTGCGTGAGTTGGATGCGAAGACCGAACGCGAGCTGATGCTGGTGGAGAACTGCCAGCGTTCCGATTTGACGCCGTTGGAGGAGGCTGACGGGTATCAGGGTCTGCTTGACCTGGGTGCGAACGTGGGTGAGTTGGCGTCGAAGACGGGTCGTAGCGAGTCGTTCGTGCGTGGCCGTTTGAGGATCGCGCGCATCCCTGCCGAGGTGCGTTCCGGGTCGAAGGGGTTCGCGCAGTTGTCTCTGGCCCAGTTGGATGAGTTGGCGGAGTTCGAGGATCATCCCGACATGATGAGTGAGCTGGCTTCGCAGGCCGGGTCGAACAATTGGGCGTGGAAGGCCAATCAGCTGCGTCACCGGTTGAAGGACGAGGCGTGGCGTGTGGCGGTGCGTGCCGTGTTGCGTGAATTGCATGTGGTCGTGGAGGAGCCTGAATCCGGTTCGGTGTGGTCGGTGCCGGATGGCTGCCTGTTCTGTGACGTGTTCCATGGCCGGCCCGAGGATCTGGCCGACTGGTGGAAGCAGTGGCGGGTGAAGCATCCGACGGACGGGCCCGTGGTGCGCGTCGCCGACACCACGGTGTATGCGTTCCCTCGTATGAGCGCCGCGCAGATCGCCGAACGCGATGCCAGGGACGCGGCCCGTGAACGCGAGAACGCCTTGGCCGAGGAACGGTTGGACCGGCGGAAACGCTTCGAGCATGATGCCGCGCAATTGCGTCTCGTCTGGATCAGGGAGCACGCCACCCGGTTCAACGGCGGACAACTGCGCAAAGCCAACACCCGTTTGAGCCTGCTCGTCCTGACCGGCACCGACGGCTATTCTGGCCTCATCGCCAGCCGCAGGTGGGACAACGACGAGAGGGTGCTCGACGCCTACAACGCGCTGACCACCTCGCCGTTGCCGGTCATCGAGGACGGCGACGTGGACCTCTACTGCGAGCAGAACCTCACGGAACTGCATCGCCGTCAGAACGTGGAGGGGTCCGCGAACCGTGAGCTCCTGCTCATCCTGTGCGCCCAAATGGAAGCCATCATCGACCACAGCACGTGGGCAGACAAGGACGACATCACCATCGCCCAAGCCTACTATCAGGCGCTCGAAGACCTCGGATACCCCATCTCGGACGAGGAAAACAAAGCACTCAAAGGCGAATATCTGCCCGAAGACGACGAGGCGGAGTGAGCCATGACATGGACCCAGATAGACGACGGGCTCAACTTCAGCCCGCAGACCATGCCCGGCACGGTATCAAACGCCGCGTTGGGCCTATGGGTCAGACTCTGCGTGCACACCGCGTACCAGCTGCGATTTCCCGCATTCGACGGCGCATTCGACCTCACGGTCGTGCGCTCGCTGAAAGGCAACGCACGGCAGGTGACGGAACTGGAGGCCGCGGGAATGCTCGAACCGGCGCTCGCCGCCGGCCGGTGGATGGTGGTCGAGGCCGACACCCTGATGAAATTCGGCGGCACTTCCGGCAGCGAACTCAAGGAGAAAAGAGCCAAGGCCGGGCATGCCGGCGGCGTCGCTTCGGGCGAGTCTCGGCGAAGCAAACGCGAAGCAAATGCTTCGAAGCAAAACGAAGCAAGTGCTTCAAGCAAACCGCGAAGCAAGACCGAAGCAAACCATGAAGCAAAAGACGAAGCAAACGGTGAAGCAAAACCGAAGCAAACGTCTGAAGCAAAACGAAGCAATTGCTTCGAAGCAAACGAAGCAACCGGTCCTAACCTAACCATACCTAGCCTTACCTCCCCTGTAGCCCCCTCCGCACCGAACGCCGAGCCGAGCCAAGCCGTGGCCGAATCCGGCCACGCCAGGCCGGTGCCGAGCCTCGCCGAAGCCGAGGCCTTGGCCGAGGCCGACCCGTTCGCGTTCGCCTGGGACCGGGACCCGAGCCATACCGGCAGCCGCGACCAAGCCCAAAACCTGTGGCAGGCCGTCACCAGCGGCAGCGACCCGACCATGCCCCAGGCCGAGCCGAGCCAGCTGCTCGGCGCCGTCATCCGCTACGCCCAGACCGTGCGCCAGGACGGCGACCGGTTCGTGCCGTCGATGCGCAAATGGCTCGAAAACCGGCAATACACGCAATGGCTCCAAAGCGTGCCGAAACGCACCGAATGGGGCGGCGTCACCCGCCAATGGCTCCAAACCCACGCCATCAGCCAAGTCCCCGAAGGCTCGTGGACGGACAGCGTCGAACAGACGTTCTGGGCCCACGTCAAAACCGGCGAAGAGCCGGAGACCGTGGCGCAACGGCTCGTGACGGAAATCAACGAAAGGCATCAAGCATGAGCGACCAACCCACAGCCGCGACCCTGCGCCTCGTGGAAGGTCGCGAAAACAACCGGTGCATCGTCTGCGACCGATACCTGCGCAACGGCGAATGGCCCGGCAGCAGCCACCACCACCGGAAACGCCGCAGCCAGACTTACGGCGACCCCGAACGGCACGCGCCATCGAACGTCATCGACGTGTGCGGCACGGACAACAGCACCGGATGCCACGGATGGATCCACCAGCACCCCGAACAAGCCCGAGCATTGGGCTACCTGCTCAAAAGCTACGACCCCGAGCCAAGCCAAGTGCCCGTGTACAGCTGCCGGCGCGGCTGGATACTGCTCGACACCGACGGCCAATGGCACTCATGCCCGCCGCCCGAGGGAATGCCCAACCACCCGCAAACCAACCGATAAATCAGCAGAAAGGAACACTCATGATCAACGCCTACGCGGTCACCGTGCCCGGCGAACTCGACAACGTGGACTTCACCCGAGAGGACGGCACCAGCGTGACCATGCTCATCCCGCCCGACATACCGGTGAGCACCAGGACAATCATCATCCCGCAGGGCTTCACCCGCGAGGAAACCCGAACCATCCAGGGAGCCATCGTTCAGGCGCTCGCCGGAAAGGAGAAGACGCTATGATCCCCGAGAAACCCGAAGCCCTGCTATGGATGGACGTGGAGACCACCGGCCTCGATGCGAACATGTGTTCGATACTGGAGATCGGGTTGCGCTGCACCAGCCTGGACGCCATGCACGAATACGGGCGGTTCGAGGCCGTGGTGCACATCGGCCGGGAGACCCTGCTGACCGTGCAGCCCTCCGCCCTGGAACTGCATCTGAACAACGGTCTGCTCGCCCAATGCGAATCCTGCGACCCGCTGGCCAACTCACCCAGGGTCATCGCCGAGCAGGCCCTGCGGTTCATCCAAGGCATGGCCACCACGTACGTCCTGCACCCGGCCGGCACGAACATCAGCCGTTTCGACCTGCCCATGGTCGAACGCTTCTGCATGACGGGCTTCGGAGAACTGCTGCACTACCGCATGCTGGACGTCACCGCACTGCGCCTCGCAGCCAAAGCCTGCGGCCAAGACCCATACCAGCACCGCATGAAACCCACGCACCGCGTCCACGACTGCCTCGACAGGGACATCGCGGAATACCGCCACTACCTCACCCTCATGACGGGGCCGGCGCTCGCAGAAAAGGAGGACCGGCCATGAAGCCACGTTGCATCCTGTGCCGCAAGCCCGTGCCCGACAACCACACCCGATGCGTCAAACACTGGCTCAACAACCAGGACCAATGGATGGAGGACGACCAACCGGCACACGAGCACTGCACCCCACGAAGGAGACCCGCATGAGCCACACGGCACGAATCTGGACACAAGACCAACTCACCGAGGCATTGGCGAGCGCCTGCGTGCTGGAAGGCGTGAGCATCCTGCACCTCGGCCAATACTCCGATACGGCCAGCCGGAACCTCAAGGCGGTGGCCAGAACCATGTACGAGACCAGCGGCATGCCGACCATCGTGGAGGACGACGATGAGTGACCTCACCCAACAGGCCCTCGCGGCGCTCGCCGACGCGGGGCTGGGCAACGAGTCAGCCGCCGAAGCGTTCGTCGTCGGCTACCAGGCCGGCTGGGACAAGGCGTTCAACCTGGCCATCCGCATCGAAAACGAACTCAACGCGGACGAGCCCACAGACGAGGAGATCGAGACCTGCGCCCGAGGGTTCTTCGAGGGCACACCCGGCCCCACCAACTGGGACGCCGTCAGCGAAGTCTCCAAACAGGCATGGCTGCACGCGGCCAAAAAGGCGCTCGCAGCCGTCAACGCCATGAAAACGAAGGAACAACAATGAACGAGAACACAACCCTCACCGACATCATCGACGCGGCGCTCGCCGCCGGATGCCAGATCAGCGTGACCGTCACACCCAAAGACTTCTACGAACAGGAGACGGAAGAATGAACGTGAGCGAAAGCATCGACTGGCAGCACTCAACACCGAGCGAACTGTTCCTGCACCGGTTCGTCGCCATCACGAAGAGCGGCCAGACACTGGACGGCTACCTTTCCTACTTCCCCCAAAACGGCTAGTGGATCCTCTAGGACGCGGACAACCTCACCACCGTCATCAAACCGGACGCCAACGGCAACCCCACACTCAACACCGAACTCTTCCGCTCCATCAACGTGCTCAAGGAGACAAGATGAAAGAAATTACATTAATCACCACCGATTTTTACATTAGCGTGCTCGGAGGCACGCGATGAAGCGCGGAAGCTGGTCGGTGGAATCCACCATCGGGCTCGTCTTCACCATCGTCATCGCCGTCATCGTCGCGATGGTGCTGGCCGTCATCGGCCTCACCGCCTACGCGGTTACGACCCCGGCACCGGAACAGACCATCATCCAACGGGTCGAAACCACGGGCGACGTGAAACGCCTCTGCATCGAAGCCCGCACCAATAACCGTATCGATGCCATGAGCTGCCAGCTCATCGACCCGCATACGGGAGGTGTGAAGTGAGCGCGACGAACAACCAGCGTGAGCTGATACTCAAATGGCATCGGAGCAAGGCCGCGACACCCGAGTACACGGCGAAGCTCCTCGGACTGCCGCTGAACGAGGTCATGTACATCATCGCCCATCCGGAAACGTCCGCACCCCACAAGGACGATTCCACCCCGGAATTCATCGAACCATTGATTTGATTCAACGCAAATAAACGAATCATTGGAATACCGCCAATCCCATCCAATCTGGACCGGCGGATACGACGACGAGGCAAATAAAACGAAACCCTCCACCAAAGGCGGAGGGCATGTCAGCAAGCAACCAGTTTAGCCGATGTGGAGGGGTTTCGTGAACTGCCAGAACTGCAACACCATAATCGAAAACGGGTACGCGCTGTGCACGGCGTGCGAGCTGCGCTTCGCCGGCACGCTGCTGCAATTGGCGCGTGACGTCACGCCATTGCATGACAGCCTCGACGCCACATTGTATCCGGGCGGGCATGCGCCCGTGCGCATCCAGACGGCCACGCCGCCCACGCCTATCAGGCTGGACGTGCTCGACCTCATCGACATGCTCGACAGCACCGCACGCGAACTCTGGCGTTGCCTCGACGGCATCGACGCCCTTGACTGGCGCAGGGATCCACGAACGGAAGACCTGAAGGCCACGCTCATCAAATGCGCCGGCCACCCCAAGCTCGCCACGTTCGGCGACGCCGACCTCTACATGCACGTCATCGACGGCATCGCCCGCAAAGTCGATGCCGCGTTGGACCCGCCCGAACAACGCCGCCGCGAGATCGGCACCTGCGAACTGTGCGGGACCATGCTCGCCGCAGGCGCGGCAGACCAGTGGGTCACGTGTCCCGTGTGCGGGAGGGAACAGCGAGCGCAGACCGTCAAACTCAGGCGACTCAAGACACTGTGCTGGGATGACAGCCGGCGTGGCTCTGCGGCCGAGATAGCCAAAGCGTTCACGGTTGCGGGGATCACGCTCAAACGCAACACCGTCAACGTGTGGCGTAGGCGCGGCAAGCTCGATGTCACGCTGGAGGGCATCACCTACAGCAGCGTCTACAGGCTCGCCATCAGCGGCGAACCCGTGGACGAGCCGCCGAGTGACAAGGCCAGACCGTCCGAAGGACTTGACAAATGAACGACTGTCACCGATGATTGCAGTGGCAGAAGTGTCGAAAAACCCAGCTCACGTGGCTGGGTTTTCGCGTATCTGACCGCATTGCATGGGGCGAGAGTACTCCGCCGGCACGTCCAAAGCGCCGGTGATGTTCGCCCCGCCACTCTTTTCATTTGATTGTGAGGCGATGACGCCATGACAATGCCAGGCATGCCGACCATCAGCCTGCAGATCACGTGCAGGGGGAATACCCTCGCCGACATCGACGCCCTCCCGGTGCCCGTGAGCGTCACCCCGGCCGGGCATATTGTGGTCGACCCCCTCGAACCCATCGTGCGCCGGGCCGTGCAGGCGTTCGCGGACGCATGGCAGCGGTCGTGCGACAAGGCCGGGTTATGAGCGGACGGCGTGGCAACCGGCGTCATGCCAATGGCTGGCGACGCCAGCAGATCGTGGCCCGGGTGCTGGCGGCCTATGACACGTGCCACCTGTGCGGCAGGCCCGTGGACAAATCATTGCCGCCGGGATTGCCGGGCTCGCCCGAGGTGGACGAGATCATACCCGTCAGCAAGGGCGGCTCGCCCTACCTGTTCAGCAACTGCCGGCTCGCGCACCGCTGGTGCAACCGCGTCCGCTCCAACCACAGCGTCGAATGGGCGCGCGAACGCATCAAACAGATTCTTCAACAGGGGCACCCGGCCGACCTGAAGGCCACCTCGATGCCATTGGTGACAAGCGGCGAGTGGTGAACGTGGGGAGGAGACCCGTCCGGCCCGGTCGAAGCCCCCTCGGGCGCAGGGCCGATATCTCCCCGGCATGTCAAAACGTAACGCCTTGGCCGGCCGTTACGTTATCCCGTTACGTTTTGGAGGTGAGCGCGGTGATCTGCGAGGAATGCGGCCGGCCGTTCACCCCGTCCGGCCGTGGAAAGAAAGCGAAATACTGTTCGGCCAAGTGCAAGCAGCGCGCCTACCGCAAGGCCAAGCGCATGAGCCGCGTCACCACGCCTCCGGCCCCGACTGCGGGCATGGAACATGAGCCCGAGGCGGCGGACTCGCTTACGGCCGCCGACTTCGATGCGATGATGAACGACGGGCCCGAGGACTACGTGAGTGTGCTCAAACGCACGCAGGCCCGGCTCAAGGAAGCCATGTTCAGCGCCGGCACCCCGCCGGGCAGCCTGACCGGCATCAGCAAGCAGCTGCTCGCCCTGACGCGCGAGATCGAACGGCTCGAAGGCAACCCCGCGCAAGGGATGACGACGCTAGAGGATTCGGAGGATGACGACGATGACGGAGAGTTCCGACCCGAAGCTATCTGAGGTCGCACGCCACATCGTCATGCCCTCCGGCATCGTCACCAGCATGTTCCCCAAGGTCAACAAGCGCGCCAAAACATGCGGCATCCGCTACGACCGCTGGCAGCAGGGACTGCTGACCCTCATCCTCGGACGAAGGAAGGACGGCACGTTCGCCGCGTCCGTCGGCGGCGTGGTATTGAGCATCTGCCGCCAGACCGGCAAGACCTTCACCGTCTCCAGCCTCGTGGTCATCCTGTGCACGCTCATCCCGAACCTGACCGTCATCTGGACCGCACACCACAACCGCACCAACAGCAACACGTTCGACCACGTGCGCACCCTGGTACGCAATCCCGCGCTCATCGGATACCTCGACCACTCCGGCCGCACCGACGGCGTGCGCGGCGGCAACGGCATGCAGGAAATCACCTTCGCCAACGGCAGCAAGATACTGTTCGGCGCACGAGCCCAAGGCTTCGCCCGAGGCAACGACGCCGTAGACATCATCGTGTTCGACGAAGCCCAGATCCTGACCGAACAGGCCATCAGCGACATGGTGCCCGCCACCAACACCAGCCCCAACGCGCTCGTCCTCTACATCGGCACCCCTCCACGCCCCACCGACCCCGGCGAAGCGTTCACGGAACGCCGCCGCCAAGCGCTCTCCGGCGAGGACGACATGCTCTACGTGGAATTCTCCGCCGACCGCGACGCCGACAGCGACGACCGCGCCCAATGGAGGAAAGCCAACCCGAGCTTCCCGCGCCGCACCAGCGAAACCAGCATGCTGCGCATGCAACGCCAGCTCGGCAAGGACAGCTTCAAACGCGAGGCACTGGGCATCTGGGACGAGACCACCACCAGCCAGGCCATCAACCCCCAGCAATGGGCCAAAGCCGCCACCGGCACACCCAACATCAAAGGGCTGATCGGCTACGCGCTCGACATGAAACCCGACCGCAGCTCGTTGGCCATCGGCGGCGCCGTCAACCACAGGGACGGCACCGCGCACATCGAACTGCGCCGCTTCGAGGCCACCCAATCCAAAGGCACCCAATGGGCGGTCGACTACATCGCCGACCACTGGCCGCGCACCGCGAGCGTGGTCATCGACTCGCAATCACCCGCCATGAGCCTGCTGGCCGACCTCAAAGCCCGGCACGTGAAAGTCATCGTCACCAACTACAGCGACATGGGCCGCGCCTGCGGCAAATTCCTAGACATGCTCAGAGACGGCAAACTCACCCACCTGCCGGACGACAAGGCACCGGCGCTCGCCACGGCCGTGGCCAACGCCACCACACGCAGCATCGGCAAATCCGGCGCCGTCGGATGGAACCCGATGGGCAGCGACATCGACATAAGCCCCCTGGTGGCCTGCACGCTCGCCCTCTACGGCACCACCATAACCAAACGAGACCCGGACCGAGTACAGGAGGTCATGATCGGATGAACGAACAATCCATCAGCTTCGGCAACCCCTACCTGTCCACCGGCTCATCGTTCATGACACACATCGCCAACGTGCCCGACGACGACATGACGGACATCATCCGCCTACTGGAGCTCTGGCGCGCCAAATACCCGCGCAACCTGCTGCGCTCCGCGTTCTACGACGCCAAACAACGCTTCAACAACCTCGGCATCAGCATCCCGAACATCGTCGCCCAGAAAGCCGGCGTCGTGGTCGGCTGGCCACAGAAAAGCGTGAGAGCGCTCGCCGACAAGAGCGTGTTCGAGGGATTCGAGACCGCCACGGGGGCCGACAACCACGGCATCGACGAGATCATGCGCATGAACGAGCTCGAAACCGACATGAGCGAGGCCGTCATCAGCTGCTACAAGCACTCCTGCAGCTTCCTGACCATCGACTACGACCCCGCCGACAACGACCGGATCCTCATCACCCCGCGCTCGGCCGACTGGTCGGCGGCCCTGTGGGACAACGGACGACGACGCATCAAGGCCGCGCTGACCATCACCGACAGCGACAAATGGGGCAACATCACCGCGTTCAACGCATGGCTGCCCGGCCGCAACTACGCCTGCATGAAAACCGGATACGGGTGGACTGCGGAACCCCAATACAACCGGCTCGACCGCGTGGCCGTGGTGCCCATCGTCTACGACAAGCAGATGGACCGCCCCTTCGGCCGCTCACGCATCAACCGGGCCCTCATGAACCTGACCGACATGGCCATGCGCACCATGGTCCGCATGGAAGCGTCCGCCGAATTCTACTCGGTGCCCAAAATCTGGTTCCTCGGCCTGAGCCGCGAATCCTTCCAACAGGACACGTGGAGCGCGCTCGTCAGCAGCATCAACGCGATCAGCCGCGACATCAACGGCGACATACCCGAACTCAAACAGGTCTCCCAGGCATCGATGCAACCCCACGGTGACATGCTCGAAACCATCGCCATGCTCGCCTCGGCCGAAACCGACATCCCACCCGAACAACTCGGCATCCGACTGGCCAACCCCACCAGCGCCGAAGCGCTCGCCGCCGCCGAGAACCAGCTGACGCGCACCGCGAACCGGCAGAACCGCATGTTCTCCCGCCAGCTCCTCAACGCCATGGGCATGGCCGTGCAACTGCGCGACAACAGCCCGCAGCCGCCAGACCTGACCGGCATCCGCCCCCTGTGGGCGCCGACCCGCGAGGTGAGCGACGCGGCAAGAGCCGACTACTACACCAAGGTCGCCGGCGTGAACGGCGACTGGGCGGATTCCGACGTGGGACTGGCCAAGCTCGGACTCACGGCCGGCGAGCTCCAATCGTTCCGCGCCTACCAGCAGCGGATGAAGGCCCAACGGAACATCGACCAGCTCAAACAGCAGCGGATGAATCCGCAGGACACGGAGGCGGCTGATGGCAGCGAATCCGAAAGCCCCGTCGGAACTGCAGCCGCTGCTGGACAAGGCGTACAGGGACTACCAGACCGACCTTGACAACCTCAGGGAGGGCGCGGCCGACGTCATCGAGAACATGGTCGACCGCGACCCTTTGAACGTCAAGGACGCGATCCGCGACTTCTCCCGAGACGCCTCCCAGCTGGCGAACGAATACTACGACACCGTGCGCGGCCTGTGGGGCGAATACGCGGGCATAGAGCTTGAGGACTTCGACCACACGCGGCTCATCGACCCCGACCGCGCCCTCTGGCAGGTGCAGGGCGGCTTCAACGGCACCGACTACGCCGGCCTGACCTACACGCAGGTCAAGAACGGGCAGTCGCGCGCGGGAGCCACGATCGACGACCTGTGGCCCGATCTGGGCAACCCGGATGACGCGATGCAGTTCGTCGCCGACATGGTCAACGCCGCCGCACGCCTGACCACCCAACGCAACATGCGCATCGACCCGTCGAAACCACGATGGGCAAGAGTGCCGCGCGGAGCAAGGACATGCGCGTTCTGCACCATGCTCGCCTCACGGGGCTTCACCTACCTGAGCGAAGATTCGGCAGGCCTGGAGATGCAATACCACCGGGACTGCGACTGCCAGATCGTCCCCAGCTGGGGCCGCCAGACACTCGCCGGATACAACCCCGAACGGCTCACCGCCATGTGGCAGGAAGCCAGCAAGGAAGGCGGCGACTACCGGGAGAAGCTCAAGCGCATGCGCCGGGACAATCCCATGGCGTTCACGGACGGCGTCTACCCGACGCCGACCATGCCGTGGGAGCAGTCCGTCAGGCTCCTGTCAATGAAGGGAGAGACCAAAGGCACGGCGGAATCCTGGTACCGGCGCCAGCTCGCCGTCGGCGTCGACCCGAGCAGGGAAATCCTCGAACGGCACGAGATCGTGTTCCTCGAGAAGTTCCAGAAGCTGGGCGAGGAATACGAGTGGATACCGAAAAGCCATGATGGCAAGCCCAGCAACGACTTCCACTGGCTGAGCCACGAATGCGACGCCGAACTGAAATCACCAGCAAGCCTGAAATACAGGAACGTGGCCCAACGCATCAACGACGCCGTCGTCGGCGGCGTCGAACAGGGCGTTGTCAAGGACGTGTTCGTACTGGACTTCGGAAGCACGAAACTGCCCGACAAGTTCGTCAACCAACTGTCGCTGTACAACGCCCGTCATGAATCCCACATCAAAGAGCTGTGGGTGTTCGACTCGGAAGGATTCCACCAAATCGTATTGAAATAGAAGAACGGGGATAACCCCCCGGATTATGTGCCGGTCTCAAGAGCCGGTTACGTGGGATCCCCGTTACCTCGATTCTACCATACGGCGGGTTGCCGGAGAGGCCGATCGGGGCCGACTGTAAATCGGCTGCATCACGCCACGCAGGTTCGAATCCTGCACCCGCCACTCCACACCGCCCGCACGGGTGGTTTTTACGCCCGGAACGGGCCCCATCAACCATAAAGGAGAACCATCATGCACGACATGCCGCACTGGCGCCGATTCCGCAACAACCTTCGTCTCATCGATTCCGGCGCAGGCGAAGGCGGTTCCGGCGACCCCGCAACGGGAGACCCGGCCGACACCGGCGAGGACATCGACTGGAAGGCGAAGTTCGAGGAGCAGCGCGCCCACTCGCGCAAGTGGGAGCAGCGCGCCAAGGACAACAGCAAGGCCGCCGAGGAACTGCAACAGTTCAAGGACTCGCAGCTGTCCGAAGCCGAGAAGACCGCCAAACGCATCAAGGAACTCGAAGCCGAGAAGGCCGCCAAGCGCATCAAGGAACTCGAAGCCGCCAACGCCGCCTACGAGGCGGAACGACAGCAGAACGAGTGGAAGGCGCAGGTCTCCAAGGAGACCGGCGTGCCCGCCTCGCTGCTGCACGGCGACACGCTCGAGGCCATGACCGCGAACGCGAAGGCCATCGACCAGTACGCGCACCCCAAGCCCAAGGGCATGCCCAACCAGGGCAAGACCCCCGACGGCAAGGCCGCCGGCGCCGACGAACGCGCATGGGCCGACGACCTGTTCTCCAACCTCTGAACATCGACAAACCATCTGAAAGGAACACAACATCATGGCAATGGACACCAGCAAACTCCACCTGCCCAAGACCGTCGCCACGGCCGTCGTCAACAAGGTCAAGGAGACATCGACCATCGCCGCCCTGTCCCCGAGCAGCCCGCAGATCTTCACCGACAAGGAATACATGATCTTCAACGGCGCCGCCGAGGCCGACGTGACCGCCGAAGGCCAGACCAAGAGCTCCTACGAACAGGACCTGAACTACGTGAGCGGCAAGACGTTCAAGGTGCAGACCACAACCCGAGTCACCAGCGAACTCAAATGGGCCGACGAGGACAACCGCTTCCAGATCATCCAGTCCATCCAGGCCGACCAGGCCGAGGCCATCGGACGCGCCCTCGACTACGTCGTCTACCACGCCGTCAACCCCAAGACCGGCGGACCCCTCACCGGATTCGACGCGCTCACGGCCCGCGCCATGCAGGTCACCGCCGGAGACGACGACATCACCAACGTCGACAACCTGGCCGACCAGCTCAACGAGACCTACGACATCAACGGCATCGCCATCAGCCGCACGTGGGCCTCCCGCCTGCGCAAGATCCGCGTACCCGCCACCGGCATGCGCTACTACCCGGAGATCCCGCTCAACCTGCAGGTCGGCACCCTCGACGGCATCAAGGCCGCCACCAGCGCCACCGTCAACGGGGCCAAGGCCAAGACACCCACCAACGTGCTCGCCATCATGGGCGATTTCAGCCTCATCAAATGGGGCATGGTGCGAGACATCACGTCCGAGATCATCCCCTACGGCGACCCCGACCAGACCGGCGTCGACCTCAAGGCCCACAACCAGATCGCCTACCGCACCGAGGCCATGTTCTCCTACGCGGTCGTCGAACCCAAGGCGTTCGCCGTGCTCAAGACCTCCACGGAAGAAGGTGCCTGATGGGCGCGTTCACCCAGGACTTCATCGTCCAGAAGACGAACAGGAAGAAGCACAAGCCGGCCGCCATGGACGTGCCGGCGCGCCTGTGGAACCCGGATGGCACCCCGTTCGCTGGCGGCTCATCAACGCCTGCGGACGGCAGTGTGACGAACGCGATGCTGGCGGGAGGCATCACCGCGGACAAACTCGCCGCGGGCGTGATCCCGACCGTCCCGAAGGCCGCGTATGTGGCCGACCCGGCCGGCGATACGCCGACGAAGGCCGAATACGTGGCCTTGCGCGACGCTCTCGTCACGGCGGGTCTCATGCGCCCAAAAGCGTGACCACCGTCGACGGGGACATCACGCCCGTGCTCACCAGAATCGGATAAAGGAGGACCATATGGACCCGTCCGTTTCGTTCGCCACGCATTCCAACCTGGAAGACCGGTGGCACAAGCTGCTTCCGGAGGAGCGGGCGCAGGCGGACATCCTGCTCGCGGACGCGAGCGAGATCATCCGCAACCGCGTCCGCCCCTACCCCGAGACACATGACCCGGCGTGGTGGCTCGCGCATGAGCGCGGGCTCGAGCTCGTGTGCTGCCAGATGGTGCGCACGGCCATGGAGGCGCAGGTGTCCGGTGGACAGACCGGCGTCACCCAATCCACGGAGACGACCGGCCCGTTCTCCAGCACCTACTCGTGGCTGAGCCCCGACGGGTATCTGAGGTTCACGGACGACATGCTGCGCAACCTCGGATTGTCCGGCCAACGCATGTGGTCGATAGACATGGCGGAAGGATCGCATCATGGAGCGTGTTGACGTGTACCGGGGCGCGGCCGAGGTGGATGCAGATGGGAACCCGGTGCAGGGAGAGATGCGGCATGTGGACACGCTCATGGGTTTCGTTGCCCCGGTGGAGGCCTCGCAGTCTCCTGGCGCGGATTCGCAGGGCGTGGCCCGTCGTTTCACCCTGTATTTCCGCGGGGAGCCCACGGGCATCCTTGATACGGATTGCCTCGTGGTGCGCGGCAAGCCGTTGATGGTTGACGGGCCGCCGCTCGAATGGTGGAGGCACGGGCGTCATATCGGCGACGTGGTCAACGCGTTCGTCAGGGAGGGATGAATCATGGCCAAGAAAGTCAGGGTCGTATTGAACCGGAAGGCTTTCGGCACGGAGGTGCTGCACAAGGCCGTCAAGCCGGTCATGGACGACGTGCAGGAGCAGGTGGAGGGCATGGCGGCGGTGGATCCGGCGATCAAGGTGTACCGCAACGAGGACACTGACCGCACCAACGTGGTCGCCACCGCTCCGGCCGCGTTCGAACAGGCCCACGGAGTGCTGAGCCAGATGCTGGGCATGGTGGTCGTATGAGCGTCATCCGGCCACCCGTCCGTCCCCGGCGCGTGGAACCCGTGCTGCTCGAACGTCTGCGCGACCGGTTCCATGACGTTGAGTTCGGCACCGTCCGCAACCGGGGCAATCCGACCAGGGAATGCGTGCTGGTCGCCGTGCCGGGCCAGAAGGCCACCCCCGTCAGCCAGCAGGCGCGTTTGCGCATCTCCGTGTGGGTGCGCCGCGACGACGGGACCGGCGACATCGACGCCGCGCAGAACCTCGCCGCCGACATCGAACTGTACCTGACCGGCCTGTATCCGCCACGGCCGGTCGTCACCATCGACCACGAGTCGGGGCCGATCCGCATGAGCGACGAGAACGGCTGCCTCATGGCGTACCTCACGCTCCTGCTCACCGTCGAAACCAACCAAGCATAATCATCGAAAGGCGTATGGCAAATGGCCACAGACACTTCGTACATCACCAGCGGCAACCGCGCCGACCTGGTCAAACTCATCAAGGACTACGCGCTCTTCCTGTGGAAGCTCGACGATCCAAACATCCCCGAGATGCCGGACTCCGAGAAATGGACGCCGCCGGAGGGCAAGAAGCCTGTCGGCTACAACAGCGAGGACGGCGCGGTACTGCACCCCGAGCCGGGCGACGAGACCGAGATCAAGGGCCACAACGGCGACATCGTGGTCTCCGAACAGGAGCCCGGCTACTGGACCCTGCAGATACCCGGCATCGAATGCCGTCAGGACATCGCCGAAGCCTACTTCGGCGTCAAGGCCGACACCGACGGCAACTTCCATGTCAGGGACGCGGCCACGAACATCGAATACATGGCCGTGCTCGCATGCCTCGACCAGTACGGCAACCCCATCGTGCTGCCCATCGGCAAATGCAAGGTCTCCGACCGCGACGACATGACCCTCGTATCCACGGAGGTCGTGACCTTCAACGTCACGTTCAAGATGTTCAAGGCCTCGGACGGCTACATGTTCCACGTCTATGGTCTGCTCGCGGCCGAGAAGGCCGGACTGGCCACCAAGGTCGACTCGCTGGCCGCCACCCCGAACACGCTGACCGTCGCCGCCGGCCGCACCGCGACGTTCAACGTGACCGTCTCCCCGGCGAACGCCAAGGGCTGGACCATCACCGCCACAAGCGGCGACACCGCGAAGGCCACCGCCACCGTCAACGACAACACCGTCACCGTGACCGGCAAGGCCGCCACCGCAACCGGCAAACCCGTCACCATCACCGCCACCGCCGGCGGCAAGAACGTGACCGTGCCCGTCACCGTCACCGCCTGACCCTGACATTCTTCCCCGCCCGCACCGATGGCGGTCCCTGCGGACGGGGAACCCCACCCACCAGACCGCCGCACACACTTTTTTCAGGAGACCGCCATGAGCGCAGAAAACAAGACCATCGAAATCGAACCCGACATCAACACCGACGCCGAACAGCAGCCCGACGTATGCCTCAGCCTCAAGGGACTCGACACCGAAGTCACACTCCCCAACCTCAACTCCGCCGACCTGCCCATCGAACTGGTCAACGTCGTGCTCATCGTCAAAAGCAAGGTCGTCCTCTCCGAGGAGGAGACGTTCCACGCCACCGCCGTGTTCCTCGCCTACCTGCAGGAAATGCAGCCGACCCTGTGGAACAAGCTGCGGAAGGCCGGCAACCCGCTCGGCTGGATCAGCGCCATCGTCAAAGGCTGGGCCGAAGGCTCGGGCCTCGACCCAAAATCGTTTACCTCCTCATCCTCCACCAACAGCATCACTCGGCGCTGACCGCCGACTGGCTGACCCGCTACCGGCGCGTCTGGAAGCCATGCCACCTCAACGCATGGCTCGACGCGCCAACCGGCCGCAAACCATCCGGCAACCTCGACTACGAGAGCGCATGGGCGCTCACCCGCGAAATCCTGCGCGACCACACCTCCAACAGCTTCGCCGCACTCGCCGGATGGTCATACACGCCCACCGGAGCGGAAATCGCGCTCTGGGACCAGATGGAACTCGAAGGCCGACTCAAACGCAAAGGCTACCGGCCATGGGCCGACCGGAGAACCGACCCGTTCCGCCGACCGGCCACGGAAACCCACGCCGATTATGAGGCGCGCATGGCCCGCCGCAAACGCCTCAACGACCACTACCACATCGAATGACCCCGACCGCCATCGGGGCCTCCCAACCACACAGGAGAAGCCCCGATGGCAGAAAGCAGCATCGGCGTCGTCTACATCGAAGTCGCCCCAAGCGGCAAAGACTTCGGCAAGAAACTCGAAGGCGACATCACCCAAGCCGCCGACAACGCCGCCAAGACCGGCGGCACCAGCATCCTCGGCAAATTCGGCGGCGCATTCGGCAAAATCGGCAAAATCGGACTCGGCGCCATCGGCACCATCGCCGGAGGCATCACCGCACTCGCCGCCAAAGGCGGCTTCCAACGCGCCCTCGCCATCGAAAACGCGCAGGCCAAACTCAAGGGCCTCGGCCACGACTCCAAAAGCATCGCCGAAATCATGAACAACGCGCTCGCCAGCGTCAAAGGCACCGCGTTCGGCCTGGGCGACGCGGCCACCGTGGCCGCGACCCTGAGCGCCGCCGGCATCAAATCCGGCGACCAGATGACCAACGTCCTCAAAACCGTCGCCGACACCGCACAGATATCAGGCCGCAGCCTCACCGACATCGGCACCATCTTCAGCAGCGTCGCCGCCCGAGGCAAACTGCAGGGCGACGACATGCTCCAACTCATGAGCTCCGGCGTACCCGTCCTCCAACTGCTCGCCAAACACCTCGGCAAAACCTCGGAAGAGGTCTCCGACATGGTATCCAAAGGCCAGATCGACTTCCAAACATTCGCCGACTCCATGCAGGAAGGCCTCGGCGGAGCCGCATTGGCCGCCGGCGACACCTTCCAAGGCGCGCTCGCCAACGTGAAGGCCGCGCTCGGCCGACTGGGCGAAGGCCCCGGCAAGCTCGCGCTCGAATCGTTGCGCAAGGCGTTCAACGCCGCCATCCCCGCCATCGACGCGTTGAGCGGCCAGCTCACCCCGTTCCTCGACAAGCTCAACGGCCAGCTCGACCCCTACATCGACAAAGCGATAGGCCTGATCGAACGGTTCGCGAACGGACTGCAGGACGGCAGCATCACCATCCAGGACATCGTCGGACAGGTCGGCCAACTCGCCGGCGCGTTCGCCGTATTCACCGGGGTCGGCGGCAACATCGATTCCATCACCGGCTTCTTCGACCTGCTCGGCACCGCCGGAGACCGTGGCGTCACACAGCTCACCAGCAAGGTCAAAAGCCTGCCGGACGGCATCAAATCCGTGTTCTCCGCATTCATGTCGGACGGGGCCACCATGGCCGAGGACCTCGCATTCCCGTTCCAATTGGCCGGGGAGAAGATCTCGGGCAGCAAGATTGGGCAGAAGATTGCATCCCTCGGATCGGGCATCTCAGACGGCGTCGGCAAGATCACCTCGACGCTCAAAAGCAAGCTTGTGTCCGGGTTCGCGTCAGCCGCGTTCTCGCTCGAGAATAATCCCGTGGTCATCGGGCTCCAGTCGTTCGGAGGCAAGCTCGGAGGCATCGCATCCGGCGTCGCGGGCAAGGCGAAGGCCGTGCTCGGGCCCATCGGAGACGCCTTCGGCGGCATAGCCGGCGTCGTCGGGCCAAGGCTGCAGTCCGGCCTGAACGCGGTCGGCGGCCTGATCACGAGCTTCTTCAGCCCGGGCAACTTCCTGAAGTTCCTCGGCATCGGCGCCATCATCGCCGCCCTGGTCGCGGGACTGGGCATGCTCGACCAGAGCATGGGCGGGCAATTGTTCGTGCAGATCAGCAACCTGTTCGCGGAACTGCCCACCATGATCACGGACGGCATGGCGAAGATTTCCGCCGTGCTGCCGGGCATGATCCAGACTGGGTCGAACATCCTGCTTGCCCTGATCAACGGCGTGACCGGGAGCCTGCCGCAGCTCGTCTCGGCCGCCGCGCAGATCGTGAGCATGCTCGTACAGGGGCTCGCCCAGGCGTTGCCGACCCTCCTGCCGGCAGCGGTGCAGATGATTACCACGCTGATCACGGCGCTCATCGAACAGGCCCCCATGCTCATACAGTCCGGCATGCAGCTCCTGCAGGGGCTCGTGCAGGGCATCATGAACTCGCTGCCCACGCTCATCGCCGCGATACCGCAGATTCTGCAGGCGCTGCTGGATGCGTTCACGACCGCTCTGCCCACGGTCCTCAACATCGGCGTGGACATCATCCTCAACATCGTCAACGGCCTGGTCTCAGCCATGCCGCAGCTCGTCGCGATGCTCCCCACCGTCATCCAGACGCTGATATCCACGCTCACCAGCAACCTGCCGGGCATCGTCCAGGTCGGCGTCAACGCGCTGGTCAAGCTCATCGACGGCCTGTCTCAGGCCATCCCGCAGCTCGTGGGCTACATCCCGCAGATCATCGCGTCGATCGTCAACACGCTCGCCTCGAACCTTCCACAGATTCTGCAGGCCGGCGCGCAGATCATCATCACCCTCGCCGGGGGCCTTGCCAAGGCCATCCCGCAGCTCATCAGCCAGATCCCCGCCATCGTGCGCTCCATCTGGAACGGGTTCACAAGCGTGAACTGGGGCGAGGTCGGCCTGAACATCATCACCGGCATCGCCTCCGGCATCGCCGGGGCCGCCGGCAAGCTCGTCGACGCGGCGGTCAACGCCGCCAAGGACGCTCTGAACTGGGTCAAGGACAAGCTCGGCATCCACTCGCCGAGCCGCGTGTTCCGCGACCAGGTCGGCGTGATGATCGGCCGCGGCATGGCCGTGGGCATCGACCGCAGCCAGGACGTCGTCAACCGGAGCCTCGGACAGCTCGCCGATGGGCTCACGTTGGACGGCTACACGTTCGGCATGCCCACCCCCGTGATGAGCCTGCCGGCCAACGCCTGCCAGATGGTCAACGGCATGCAGTCGAACCAGCAGGGCATGCAATCCCAGTTGGACGAGCTGCTGGCCGAGGTGCAGGCGTTCCACGAGGATATGCCGTTCATTCTGCAACAGTTGGGCATCAACATCGACGGGCGGGAATTCGGAAGGGCGGTGCGACGCTATGCAACGGCTTGAGTACGTGTGTTCCACCGGCGGCTCGATCTCGTTCGAAGGCCCTATCTACGGGGAGACGATGCCATCGTTGAGAGGACGCGCGTGGACGTACACGCTCGGCGCGCGCACCCTTACCAGGGTGGCATGGCAGGCCCGTGAACTCACGCTCACCATCAAGGCCGTGGCCGGCGAAACCCAATTGGACCGGCTGCGCATGCTTACCGACCATGACGTGCTCGCGCACTCCAGGGACTCCACGATATCGGGCCTGCTGCGCGTGGACGACGTGTGGGAGTGCAGGGCGCTCATCACCAAAAGCGAACCGCAATCCATCACGCCACGCATCATCGAAACCCAATTGACCGTGACCCAATTGGGCATGTGGCGACGCAGCCTGCCGACCGTCACCTATGCGCCCAGCGACCCCGACGCCTACCAGTATCTCGATCACCCGTATGACATGGACTACGATTACGGGCCGCCATCCGCCCCACCGGTGATAGCCGTGGACGGGTTGGACCCGATGCCGTTCCGCATGACCATATACCTGTCTCTTATACACATCTCCGAGCCCACGAGACTAAGGCGAATCTCGTATGCCGTCTTCTGCTT